GGCCGAAGAGAACCTTCTCGAGAATCACCCACCCGTACAGGTCCAGTACCAACCGCACTGTGCCGTCGTTGATGACAATGCGGGGCTTCCCCTTCCCAGAGTCCATTTCTTGCGGCTTGATGCTGATGTCTGGGGGGGGGATGACGCCGCGGTCGCAGGCCTCGCGAGCCTGTGCGATGAAGTTGCGGCGTTCTGTCTCACTGTACTTGCTGGGGAGTGATTTGACGAGAAGCTCCTCGTCGACGTGGGTCTCGTTGATCTCGTGTGCGATCGCTGGGATAAGCCATTCGTCCAGACGGTCCTCGATGCGCTTCATCATGCTTGCGGCCTCCGGTGATCCTGTCCCGTAGAACTTGAGATCAGCACAGGGGCTCACTCGCATGTTCATGGCGCGCATGAGGTTGAGGCGTGTCTGGTCGAAGAGCAACACGGTGTTGGCCACTCGCGCACGGACAGACCCGATGACGTGGGCCTGCGTTTTGTCCGTGTACTGGGCGAGGTAGCCGTTCTCTCGCGCTGCTGAGCCGCGGATGGCGCCGAACTCGAGATCATCCTCACACACAAAGGTGGGGAGGCCCTCAACCTCGGTGGAGGTCTTCTTGATCTCGATGTCGCGACGCTTGTCACCTTCTCCGTAGCTCAGGTTCCACACGTTCTGCGGCGGAGCTGCCGCTGGTGCCTCGCCCATACTCACGGCGCGCACGGCGCCGTAGAGTGCTGAGTTCAAGATGGGGTGGGCGTTCTCAGAGTAGAACGCGAACTCCTCAGTGGTGATCATGGGGGGACTGCCGACTGGGAAGGCGAGGCCTCGCAGTCTGGCGAAGAACGTGTAGTGTGCGTCTCGCAGCTCTTTCGAGAAGTCGCGACCCCGCTCCATCGCCTCGCGGAGGCACGCCGCCGAGCGCCCAGGCAGGAGCTCAGTCGGGAGGGGGATCCATGCGACGTATGGACGGTGCGTGCGGAAGTCGCGCCACTCCGTCCACGACGAAACGTACTCGTAGAAGTTGAGCGAGAGACGCTCAGAAAACGGCATGACGTTGTGCGCGTTCCCCTGGAAGATTGGGGGTAGCTTGCGCAGCTCGCACCTCGTCGTGATGGCCACCAGCATTGGGGCCTTGGTGAGGATCGGCGAAGTGGGTTTGTAGTCCGGAAACTTGCAGCCAATGCAGATGCAAAGAGTGCGTTGATGAGTGAGGTCATGCAGGTCTTGCCCGATGCGCCGGTTTTCAGTCGGCGCAAGTGTATCTTCTTTTTGGGCGAGATGGATACGCCTCGCAGCCGCGTGGGTATGCGGCTTTGAGAGCATAATGACTCAACGAGAGTCTAATGTCTCAGGAGAGTCGATCCGGGATTCAACCGAATAACACTGGTACTCAATTAAGAGCTCCAGCCTAGCGCCAAGTTTGAAAGTG